ATTACAGACAATCTCACCTGCCTGTAATTTGTCAAAATTTGTGAACGTTGGTTTCACCCAAGCCGCGAATGAGATACCTTCAGATTGGCGACCACAAAATCTACATTGGCCTAGCATATTTCATCCTGAGCCTCCTAAATTTAGGAGGCTCTTTTCTTATTTTCCGGTCACTTTATGGGGTTGTTGGTTTCGTCAGGACGTGGATGCCCTGGTTTATGGCGACCGCTGTCAGCAGCATATACACCAGCGATCGGGCGCCCTCAGCATTGCAGGTTATCCCCAGGCTCAGCCATCCTGTACAGGATATCCCGAAGATCGCGCAGGTGGTGATCAGCAGCAGTACGGCCATGATGCCGCGCTTCTGGCCATCACTGAACTTGTCATACCAGGGCTTGAGCCTGGGCAGCCAGTCGAACAGGACGGCCAGCAGGGCTGCAACGATGACGATTATCAGGTTGGGGGTAAGGGTTAGGTTCATGCTATTTCTCCTTTCTAAATCCGGGTTGCCCCGGTTGATCGTTATCTGGGAATAAGTCTCGCCAAAACTACGGCTATCGTAATGGTTTGAATAATAACCAGGACGGCTGTAATCACCGATGAAACTTGCCCTTTCCACCATTTACGAGCCTCCTTCTTGCGATCCTCAGTTTCCTTTTCTCGTACTTGTGTTTCCGCTAATCGTGCTTGTGTCTCTAATTTTCGCACCTCGATCATCTCTTCGATCATTTGTACGTTACTCGCAATGTCGCGGATGTTTGCCTCGGTCAGTTCACGCAACCCTGGTTTGCTGTTCCCGAATACAAGTTCGGCAATCTGGAGTTGATCTTTTGTTATCTCCGCCACCTGCTGGGTAAGGGTGGCAAAGTTCCCGGCACACTCGGGGAGAAGACCGTGGGGTAAGGTTTTTTTCGGTGTCATGACGTTTGCTCCTATGCTTTCGTCAAAAATGCCTTCCAGGCCCAGCCTCCCGCCGGGAAACCTGCCTGCGGCGGGACACCTGTCAGCGGTAAGAAGTGCGCGTACCATATCTGTGAAGTCATATCGTTCACGACGATCTTTGTCCCTTCCATAAGCAAACCGATATTCTTGCCCCCTACGGTTTCGTATACATTCAAGTTGTAACCTTTATTCACCTGGTAGGTGTTTGGCGGCACGACCGGAGGCACAACTGGGGGCACGACCGGGGGCGCAACCGGCGGGACGATCACCGGCCATGCCTGCCCGCAGGTTGGGCAGATGGCGGGGTAAGTGGGGACTGGAACGGGAACGGGAACTCCAAGAGAGCCAATAAATACCTGTGTGAACTCCGATATGTCCAGTGTTCTGCGCACGTTCGTGTCGGTATAGACTCCGGGCAGGAGGCACCTGTCTCCGGTGAATTGATGCCCTACCACGTTTGTCTGCCCCGGCGCAATGATGATTTCGTAGTTTGGCAGCCAGGTGGATTTCAAAACTTCCCAGGTCATTTGTGTGGCGGTCGCTGGCTGGCGTCCGTAGTGTGCTATCCAGGCCGGGTACTTGTTTAGCCACAGGTTCATGTCTGGCGCCCATTCGTCTATATAGTTTTTGTTCGTGTAAACCCCCGACTTCGGAAAGCGCGAGAATAATTGCGCGGTGAACATGCGATTCTTTTCCGAGCGTACTTTCGCATCCATCACCACGCCGTGAGCTTCGAGATCTGCCCATGCGAATTTTACCGGATAACCCTGCATCTGATCCACGAACCAGTTGGCCTCAACGGCGGGGTCTTTGTCCGGGTAGTAGTAGTAATACGTTTGCAATATCAGACTGCTTGCCGCGACTTGATCCAGGATGCGTTTCGAGTTGTCGTTCAGCTCGAATAACCCGCTGGGTAGAAACATTTTGTACAGCCCAATGATGACCGAGACAACCCCACCATCAATCAGTTCCTGGATGTTCAGGTGATCGTCCCACATGCTCACATCAATCACGAGCGGGCCTGATATTTTCATAGTTATTCCTCGACCTCCGCCGCCACCATCAGCCATTCCACGTCCAGCCGGTTGCCCGGGCTGAGGGTATGTTTACGGCCGTTGATGAAATAATCTCCATTGATCCCGGTTTGTGTTTCCGTAATGTGCCAGCGGCTGGAGATATTCCCCAGCATGGCCGCCGTCATCAGGCCGTCCGATTTGTTGGCGTGAAATTTCACCCGGATGGGCGGTTTGGTATGGCCGCTGGTCATGGCCTGCAGTAAGTTGGCGATGTCGTCGGCGATCTGCGGGTCGTTCTGATAGGGCATATCGAAACTCTGGACCCGCAGCCCGCCCGTTCCCACAGAAACAGTATAGGGATTGTATGGATAGATGCCCAGGCCGCGCAGTTGGAACAGGTTCAGATATCCGGCTGCACCGTTGTTCTTGACGTGGATATCACTCGAATTGGCGCCAGTTCGCACCATTGTCACTGCCAGGAAGGTGTTCAAATCCTCGGTGGTCCCATCATTCACGCTGCCGAACTTGTAATCGGTGCTGATCACCGGGGGGATGATATCCCTCCCGGAGATGCGGTTGCCGCTGACTTGTTCGACGTAATACAGGCTGAAGGATTGCTCTTCTCCCGGGCCCAGGGCTAAGTGGCTGTTCAGTGTTGCCAGGATCACTCCATTGGGATATTGGTCTATGGTGTCCACCCGCCGCGGCGTGATCTGTACCTGGAACACATCGAATACCTGCCCGGCGTCATCGAGCACTTCCACATCCTCCATCACGTCTTCGAGCGTTCCCAGGACGGTCTCATTGTTGTCTCTTGCGTTGCGACGCTCGAACTTCAACGTTCCACCACCAACAGACATCTCATCTCTCCATCAATTCAGTACGTAAATGCGTCCATATTCCGAGCGGGCGATCTTCGCCAGGACGGAATATACCGAGTCTTTGCTCACGTCGTCGGTGTCGAAGGCGCTCACAAAGGTGCTGTCGCCGGTATCGAAATCAATATCCTCCGGTTGGAGGGTGACCGCCGCCAGCAGGGTGGTGAGCAGTTGGTCGCCTGTCTGGTTGGTCTGCACGCCGATCGGCGGGAGCGGGATGTTCATCATCAGGTCCAGCCAATCCATGGCCTGGCAGCGGGTGATGGCTGCCCCGAACACACCCGCGCTGGGGATGGGCTTTTTCAGCCAGTAGAAACATTGAACAAACAGGGTGTTGTTGTAATATTCGCTGAAACGCACCCGGATGTTCTTTTTGAACCCGTCCCGGCAGTTGGTATGCCCCGGCGAGTAGTATCCGGCCCTGCCGGCGCTGTTGGCCGCGGAATTGTCGAACACCCAGGAGATCGAGCCCGGGTTGGCGATCAGGTCCACCATCGACGTGGAGCGGATCCCGTCCGTGAATTCGATCGGGCCGTCCATCAGGCTCACATCCTCGGTGCAGTCGGTCCAGCCGGCGTAGGCCTCTGTCGGGGGCGTGAAGTTGGCCGTCCATTGGGCAAAGCCCTTGGATATCCTGAACTCGTCAATCCATCCGTTGAGATTGGCACCAATAAAGGCACTACCAGTTACAGTTACGTTCGCCAGGGTATAGGATGTAGTGTCTGTTGTACCAATTTGCTGACCATCCACAAACATTCTGGTGTTGTTTCCGCTGCGTGTTAATGCTATATGGTACCAAGTGTCCACTTCACATGAATCCATCGGACAACTAATATCAACATACATTACTCCTGTTGACCAGGATGTCAGATGCCATACATACGAATCATCAGTATGCTCTATGGCAAAACCAATTAAGTTAACTAAACTATCGGTATGCAGATATATAAGAGCGCTTTCCGGTAACACAGAAAACTTCACCCGAAAGTCAATTGTAAAATCGCCAGACCCAAAGTGGAAATTAGAATGGTCGGGTGTGGAGATATAGTCACCTGTGGCAGGATTAAATAAGCCAGATTCACCGAACACACTTTCAGCAGTATCTATTTGCGCACTACCTTGCGCCGTCCAGATCTTGCCTGAATCGTCGATGAACGTGGTGGACGCATCTGCTCCGTCAAAATGCAGCAGCGTATTTATATACGCGCTGCCCGGGTCCAGTTCCAGCTCCAGTTTCCAGGTGATGGTCTCCACTTTATCTCCGCTTCTGGATCTCGGCCGCCAGCACGGATGGCAGGGCTTCGAGGGAGTTCTGGATGGAGTTTAGTTTGGTTCCCAGCGCGGCAATGGCCTGCTCCAGGGCCGCCGTCGACGAACCGCCGCCGAGCATGTTATTTGCCTGCTGGTTGGAATAGACCATTGCCCCGCCACCCGGTAGGGCCTGCACCAGTTCTTCATAGCCTGTGCGGCGCCCGGGCATGTCGCCTACAATCCCCAATCCGCCCATCGGGATAAATCCGCCGGCAGCATGACCGCTGACATTAGTTTGATAACCAGGTGTTGCAGAATAACCGCCGGTATTTGGGTTGTTATAAACGGCTGCCGCTCCACCTTTAACTGCCGTAGGATTTGCAAGAGTCCAACCGCCCCCTCCAACAGCAGCGGCGGCAGCGGCATTCGCGTTCATACTGCCTAGATCTATGGTCATCATCTGGATAACAAAATCAATAGAAATTCCCGCTGCCAGGTATTTTTTTACTTTATCGAACTCGGCCTCAATTTGCACAAATTGAGCAATAGCGGCGGGAGAAATCTGGCCGGTAGCCTCCAAAAATCCTTCCCAGACTTGCGCACCCTCAGCTCCCAGTCCTTGCACCTGGTCACCCAGCCATTTAAGGGTTTCATCAGTGCGGTCTGCGGCTGTTTTCGCGTTCGTATATTGGGTTTCCCAACTGGTCTGGTCTTCAACGTCCTTTTGAAGTTGCTTCAATTCATCATCCGTAAGTTGTAGACTTGTATCTAAAGTCGTACCATATGCGACAGCGGCCTGCCTGGCTGCCAGCAAACTGGTTGCAACTTGGTGACCAGTTTGCTCAAATTTGACAAGTTCGTAATTTGCTTCGGTCACGTCTTTTCCAATATTTGCTATGTCCTGACCTGTTGCCAGTAAGGCAATGGTCACTTGGGGATCATTACTAAAATCAAGCCATTGTTTCTGGTAGTCGGCAAAGCTTGTGGAGTTACGCAATATTTTTTCCTGGACTTGGTTCAATCCTTTTACAAGATCTCCTCCGCTGGCGAAATTTGCTGCTTCTTCAAGTACCTTTATTACAATCGGCAGGGTGAGTGTTCCGGCATGAAGTTTCAATCCTTCCCAGGTATCTGATACGTCATTGATCTCGTCTTTGTATTTCTGTACCTGCCCGATGGTGGCGTCAGAAATGACCAGGTTCTTGTTCACCTCTTCCAGCCGGGCGGCGATATCGCCGGTCTCGAAGAACTTTTGCAGGGTCAGCCCGCCTTTCCCAAATTCCTTCACCAGGAACTGCGTGCGCTCCATGCCCGGGTTCAGGGCATCGTATTGTGCCTGCATAGCCTCCAGGGAGGCGATGGTCGGTTCGAAGCCGTTCTTCTCGGCAAACTTGAAGGCCGTCTCCACGTCGCCGGCGGAGATCCCCAGGTCCTTCAGCACCACCAGCAGGCGGCTGCTGTCCTCGGCGGTCATGCCGGTCTCGTTCCTGAATTTCTCCGTTTCGGTGGTCGCCTTGACCAGTTCCCCCACCGTCGCCTGGAGGCCCTTGTCGATGGCGTAATAGGCTGCGGTAACCGAACCCGCAATGGCAATGCCGGCGGTCATGGCGTTCTTGATGTCCACCAGGCCCTTGACGGTCTCGCTATCCGCCCCGCCCTGTTTCAGCAACTTGATGATGATGTTGAAAACCTTGTCAGCCATATTTTTTTCTTCTTTTTTTTCTCCCCCTCTCCAAATCCGCAGGATTTGGGGAGGGGCCGGGGGTGGGGTGGGAGGGGCCGGGGGGTGGGGCGGGAGGGGTCAGTGCTTGGTGTTATAGGCCGGGTGGTTGGCCCGCCAGTTTGCCAGGCGCCGCTCGATGATCGCATTCGCTTTCGTGGCCGATTCGACCTTTGTGGTGATCGCCTTCGCCCCTTCCAGCCATTCGTCGGGCAGGTCGTATACCTGCCAGGGCGCGATCACCGGGCCGCCCGCGGCGGTATTGATGTGCCGGGCTATATAGTAGGCTGCGAGGACGGGGTCGCCGGTCGAACCGCTGCAGGCGATTTCTCCGACGGACCCCGCCAGCCTTTTTTTACATCTTCCCGGTGCTTCTCGATCAACGCCCAGGAGCTGATGCACAGCCACTCGTAGAACTGTGGGTTCTTGTTGTTGATCACCTCCAGTTCGTCGGCCGTCCAGTGCGTTGCGGCGTCCGGCGCCTGGGACCACTGCCGGGCATACCAGCCATACAGCGACCGGCGGTGGTTCTCCGTGGCGATCTTGAAGTGATCGTCCTGCGTATGTTTCGCCTGGACCTGGAGCCAGCCCAGCAGCCGGAAAACCAGTGTGACCTTTTTCTCCGGCTTCTCGCCCGGTTTGGCGGCCAGTTTGTTCAACACCTGGCTGAAGTCCCGGTTGAGGCTGTCGAACTCCATCAGCACCGAGCGGGGCGGGTCCACCCATACCTGGAGGCCCACCCCGGCCAGCGTCGGCTCTTCCGGGGCGTATTCCTGCAGCGGCAGGAAACGTGTCACTTTCGGGATGGTGAATTGCACGTTATACCGTGGCCTTGTTGGTGACCACATCCACCGCCAGCATGGCTGCCCCGGTCACGCCGTACAACCCGTGGAACAGCGCCACGTGCAGGTTGTTGCCGTCCTTCTCGGAGCCCATCGGCTGGATGTCTTCGAACACGCCCCACAGACTGACTGTCAGCGAATGAGCCGCTCCGGTGCCGATCACCGATCCGGTGTTCTTCAACTGGATCGCGTAGGGCGTCCTGGCCTGCATGCCGGTATACAGCGCGTTGGCGTCCGAGTTGCCCTCGAGCGTCAGTTTCAGCATGGCATCGATATAACTTTCGCCGTGCGCGTCAAACGTCAGGGCGTTCCCGTGGAACTTGGGGTGCAGACCGGTGATGATCTCCAGGCTGAAGTCGCGCAGCAGGCCGGTCTTGATGGTGCCGCCCTTGCCGGACCAGCTGGTGTCGATGTAGAGGGCGGTCTTGTTGGCCACCATCGGCTCGATGGTCGGGATGGTCGCCGCCCCACTGAATGTGGTGGGGGTGATCGACTTGGCGAAGCATTCTGCGCTGATCTTGATCGCCTGGTTCTGGCCCATCCCTCCGGCGATGGTGATCTTCTTGGCCATCACATAGCTCAACAGGTAGGCCTGCACGTCGTCGCCGATCTCGAAGGTCATCGAATCCGGCACATTACTGGCAGTCACCGATGGCGTGAACGGCCAGATGTAGTCGCTCTGTCCCGTTTTTCCCACCACCGCGGTGATGTCGCCCTTCAGCGCCATGCTGAACAGCATCGGCAGCGCCTGGAAGTAGCCATCGTCCAGGTTCAGCGTGAACCCGTCCACCAGCTGCTGGTACAGGTGCGGCTCGGAAGCCTTGACATTCACCGCCAGGTTGTAGGACGGGAAGACGTAGGCGCGGTCGCTCGGAACCGCCGCGTCGCCCAGGAACATGCTGGTACATGTCACCGGCGTGCCTTTGGTGGTCTTCAATTCCTTGGCATATTGGACCTTCTTGAACATTCTTTCGCCCATAGTATTTACTCCTTATCTTTTTCTTCCCTCTCCTCCTTCTCTTTTCCCCCTCTCCTTCTCTCTCTTTTCCCCTTCTCCAAATCCGCAGGATTTGGGGAGGGGTTGGGAGTGGGGCGGGAGGGGTTGGGGGTGGGGCGGGGAGGGTTTGGGGGTGGGATTATTCGGCTGGTTCGGCGACAAGAGCCGCCGAAGGTTTAACTGGTTCATAATTGCCGTTCAGGATGGCCGCTTGCAGCACATCCAGCACGCCAAGTTCCTTGGCCTGAATTGCAGTCACTTCGTGCGGCAGGCCGGGAATGCCCTGCCCGTTCCCGCAGAAACGGTAAACGGTGGTCTGGTCGATGATTGGTTGTTTTTTAGCCATGTTTTTTCCTTTTCTTTTCCCCCCTCCCCAAATGAAAAACATCATTTGGAGAGGGGTAGGGGGTGGGGTGGGGCTATATTTGCCCTGATAGGTTCTGCTTGACTTCCCAGCGGATGAGAATGCCGTGATGCGGCGCTTCGTCCCCGTAGCGCAGGATGCTCAGCGCCAGGTTGTCGGCCTCGTCCAGGATGAAATGTTCCACCAGCCCGCCCAGGGTCAGGTTGGCCTTGGCGGCAGCCAGGATGCGCCCGTAGAACGGGACAATGAAAGCCAGGTTGGTTTTCTTGACGTCCGGCGTCAGGTGCAGTTCGGTCTCGCCCTTCCAGATCAGGATGGTCGGGATCGACGAGCCGGCCGCGCCGTAGCTGGGCACCACCGTCAGCGGCCAGGATAGGGCGATCGGGCCTTTGTCAGCCAGGTCGGTCAGCGCCTCCGGGAATTCATTTTTTACGGTGCACTTGGGGGTACGCACCACCTGCCCGCGCCCGTATTCGAAGCCCCAGACGGCGTTCAGCGCATCCAGCCAGAGTTCCACGGTGCGGGTGTCGATGGTCATGAGTGCGCCAGCTCCTGGACGACCTGCTCGGCTGCCGCGCTGAACAGGCTGTCAATGCCCGGCTTGGCGGCTTCCAACCCGGCTTCCATGAAGTGCCTTCCGGTGAACCCGGGATCCTGCACGCTGCCGATGGATGTGAACCGAGTCCCGGATGAAAAGTGCAGCAACCCGTCCTCCGTGCGCCTGGCTGCCACGGTATGGGCCACGGCGCCCTCGTTCAGGGGCGCAGCATACGGCGCCGAGGGCATCCCGTAGCGCTTCCCGAAGCCAATATCCGCATGGGTGCCCAGCGCCGCCGTCCCGCTGTGGATCACCTTGGAGCCCAGGGCACTCTCCAGCCGCCCGGTGTGGTGGGGCAGGTTCGGGCGGATCTTCTCTTTGACCAGCTCGGCGGCTTCCTGCAGGGCCGGATAAAAATGCTTGTCGAAGATCTCCGGGTAGAATTTCAGGAGTTCGATCTCGTTCTGCAGGGCTTCGCTGCCGAGGATTTCGTATTTGATGGCCATCCATGCACCTATTTGATCCTGTAGTGGTCCCGGATGCGTTCCAGGTCGTAGCGCGGAAAGGCGTCGTTATAGTAGACCGTCCCGAGATCGGCGTTGCCGGATTTTCCTGCATAGCCGGTTTCGGCCTTATGGAGCATCAGGGTGGCGATCTCTTTGCACAGGAACAGCACATCCGCCGGCACCAGGTAGCGGCTGATCGCTGCGCCGCTTCCATGAGCTGCAACAGTCGTGCCATTTACCGCCCGGGCCACCACAAACTTGCGGTACACGTCCACGGCGGCAGCGCTGGTATGGGCCGCCCCCAGGGTCTTGTTCCAGTGCCGCTGCACGTAGAGTGTGTTGGCGCTGATGTCCAGGATGCGCATCTGCTCCACCCCGATGCGGATGATCTCGCCGATGGTTGCTGCTGCTCCGCTGGTCAGGATGATGGTCTCCTGGACGGCGTCGATCGTGCCGTTCAGGGTGGTGATGCCGGTCACCGGCGTGTCGTAGCCGCTGATCAGTTCCTGCTCGCTGCCGATCGACAGCACCGCGCCGGGGCTGAGCTTCGAGCCGTCGTTGACCTGCAGGCTGACCGCGCTGTCGGTCTGCTGGGCAGCCAGTTCGGCGCCGGTATCGGCGGTCTCTTCATACAGTCCCCACCGGCCGGTAACCGCCACGCTGGCTTTTTCGTCGAAAAAGACGCTGAGCTCGGTGGCTTCCGGGTCCACTTCGATCGAGGAGTAGGGGCCGTTCGGCCAGTGACGGTTATCCGGCTGCAGAATATAATCCGTGTCGGCGATCGTGTCATCATCGTTGACCAGGCTGATCAGGGCCAGCATGGGTGGGATGAGCAGGTTGTCGCGTCCTTTGCCGTTGAACAGGCAGGTTTCCGTGATCGGGATGAACCCGCCGATCTCCTGCAGGATGGTCTGGCTGGCAGCCTGGATCTGCTGGTAAAGCAGTTCCACACCGCCGGCCGGAGGCTCCGGGTCGTTGAGCAGGTCGTTGACCGTGCAGTAGATCTGCCCAAACTGGCCGGCCGTGGCCGCCGGTGTGGGGGTGGGGGTGATCGGTGTGATCGCAGCACCGAATGGATTTGTCATGCAGCCACCTCCGAATCGTAGAAGTCCTCATATCCCGCCCGGATGACTTTGATGTAATACCTTTTGGCTTTTAGGTTGCTGAAGGTGACAAGACCAAGAGCGTCACTGATTTGTTTTTGTATTATTCCGGTATAGGCATCGGTTGGATAGAGTTCAGCCGTTGCACCCAAAACCGGCAATCCTGTCACACTATCCGTTACTGGATAATCGGTGATTGTACATAATCCACCATCCCCACCTGCGCTCTCTCCAAGTGCTTCAAGTGAATCTTTGGTTCGGTCATACCCTGACGCCCCCACTTTGTTCTTCAAGGCGTCCACCAAGTCCATAGCTGCACCAGCCGCGAGATTGTTTGGTACTGCCCCTGCTTCTTTGATGGTATCTGCCTGTACCAAATTGGCAGAGGTCAGGGCCACTGGCGTTCCTGCTGCATCATCAGTTTTCCATCGCATCAGAATTGACGAAACAAAACCACTTGCATTTACCAGCATCAAATGCAGTTTCGCTCCGAACGAGTCGGCAACAATGCCAACGTTGGCCTCTAATACATTCCAAATCATCAGCGGCAAAGCCGTCAGTCCTGCTCCGGTAGCATCGGTCAAATCTACTGTCTGTGCCAGTTTTAATGCACCAGCCGCCACAGTGGGAAGACCGGCTGCCAATCCCGGTACTACATCCGGCAGGCTGTTGATTGTTCCGGTCGGAGAGGCTTTGTCGAAGAACTTGGTAAATGCTGCGACGATATTTGCCGCCGTACCAGTGATTGCAGAACCAAGAATTGCACCCAAATCCACACGCCCACTCGTGTCTATATTTATCCATTCCTCGTTCACGTCCACAATAATGTCCGCCGTGGTGTCATTATCGGTTGCGAGACCAAGCAACCAGACCTCCAACAAATCCGTAGCGTTCAGGGTGACGGGGATACTGCCAAAATAGATTGACGTGATGCCTGCTGTAACCGTTTTGGTCGTTTTGATACTCTCATAATATGATCCGGCATTGGCGCGCCGGACGCGGATGTAGGCGGTGTAATCCCCACCGCCTTTTATCTGGTCGGCAAATAGATTGATGAACAGGTAACGGACACGGGTTGTGTTAACCTGCGTATGCACCAATGTCGCCGTAGTGAGGTTGGTATTGGTAGTTGTGGTCGTTCCGAATTGAGTTAAAAGTGCCATAATTTCACCTATCCGAACGGGCCGCCGAATGGGCCGTAAAATACGGGATTGATAATTCCGCCGCCCAGCGTATAATTCACCACCAACTTCGGGCATTTGGTTATATCTGTGACTGAGTAATCACTGGAATGCCAACTGAAACTTTTTTCAGTAGATGTCCATAAAATTAGTCCGTTATTGGCAGATAACATCGTATTAAATTCAGTTAGATTTAATATAGCAGCATATTCAGTTTCCACTACATCATTAGCGAGATAGGTGAATGAACCCATTGCCGTGGAGCTAAAATCAATCCCACTTTGCGAACAACCAGCATCAGTTCCGCCATCCCCTGCTGCATCACCCGCCCACTTGGTAGTAATACCACCTGCGCCGTTCGCAGCGCGCGCGTTCCAACACGATTCTCCTGCCAATGCCTGTACACCGTTTTTACTGCCTTCCACCCACCCTGCATTTGCCGCCAAAATCCGCGACCAGTAATGGACTCCGTTATAAGCAACTTGTGTGGCATTATAAATATATATTGTTGCTTCTACGACAATATATCCGGCGGGAAACGACAAATTTGTAATTGGAAATTTTACTAGCACATTTCGCTGCGTATTGCCATCTATCTTACGAGTTGTGAGGGCAGTAGCAATACCATAGTTAAATTTGGGGTAGTCCCCAGCATCATTTCGCACGACATTATCAATTCCGTTCGCCGCGTTCGGTTGTAATATTAAAGTAGGCATGGTTCACCTGTCTGGCAAAACCCGCCACCGCCTAAATCTTCATGGACAGAACAACGAGAGAGAAGCATCTAAATCCTTTTTTTTCTCCCCTCTCCAAATGCTGTTCTTGCATTTGGAGACATTGTCCCGGTGATCTGCCGGGAGGGGTTGGGGAGGGGTGGGGTGGGGTGGGGCCAGAAAAAGAACCAGGATCCGGTCGTCATCCCTTTTTGGATGGGCGTGCGCTGGCAATCTGCCTGCGCACTAGCTTCTTAACCATTTTTTCAGCGACCGGCTCGACCACGGCGGTCTCTACGACCACGGCAGCCTCCGGCACCGGTGCGGCCGGCCTGGCTTTCTCGGTCAGGCGGGCAAAGCCGCCGTCCACGAAGGCCTGCGCCATTTCTTTCGGGATCTCCGTCCCGACTTCCAGAATCTGTCCTGGCTGATATGAGCCTTGCGGCCCGGCGGCGATGGTTAACATGGTGATTTTCATTTTTTTCTCCTTAAGCCGAGGCGGCGTCAAGCCGTCATCGGCTACTTCGGCGACATAGGTCGCCGAAGCGGTTAGGTCAGGGGGTGGGGTTTTTTTATTCCACCGTCACATGGAACGTCCCGGTACGCGGAGTGGTGCCTGCCGTTCCGGATGTCACCGCTATCTGGACCCGGTCGGCAGCAGCCACGATCTTGTCATTGACTGCAGTTCCGCTTCCAGCATACAAGGCCGCCACGCCGGCGGTGGTGTGGGTGGCCTGGCGCGGTGCCACTGTAGCCGAGGCATTGATATCGTTCTGCGTCCAGACTGTCTCGCCGGTGGCCTCGAGCGTGATCGCAAAATCCACGCCGTTCTCATATCCGTTGTCTCCATCCTTGACATATCGGATCTGGCTGATCCGCCCGGAAAATACCGGAGTAAATCCCGTTCCAACACCGCTGGAATTGGTGGGTATTACAACCGTAAAGCGTTTGATGGCCATAGGTCACCTTTTTCTTTCTTTATTCCCCTCTCCAAATGCTGTTCTCGCATTTGGGGAGGGGTTGGGGGTGGGGCGGGGAAGGGGTCAGAGGATAGGGGTCTAGCTCTCTGCCAACGCTGCCATCAGACCGCCATGGAAATAGGTCTGGGTGAAGATGTAGGTCAGGGTGTCGGCCACGGCCGAGACTCCAGCAAACTGGTTCTTGCCGAGCAGCAGGATTTGGTGATAGGCTGCCGTGGAGTTGTCATCAATGGCCTGGGTGAGGTTTGCGCCTCCGCCTCTGGCATTGGCGAACAGGCAGTCCTCGAATTGCACCATCCAGGGAACAGTTGCAATGTCTGCATCCACCAGCACATGGACGTGAGCCGCCTGGGCGCCCCAGGACAGGAATTCGCTCTTGACGAATTTATCCCGGCAAACGGAAGCTCCCGCTCCCTTGTTCAGCCATAGGCCATAGCTTGCAGCCGAGCGTGGGTTCGTGTATTGCCCGATTGTATTGCGAAGGAACACATTCTCGGCCCCGGCCTCCTTCAACGAATAGGAACCAGCATCGTAAGCGGTCGGTGCCATCCAGAACACATTCTCGAAGAAGTTCCGCATTCCGGTGCATACTCCCACACCGCTGGCGACTCCGGCGACTTTTTCGTTGTTGAACTGCATATTCTTGATGATGCAGCCCTCCCCGGAGAACGTTATGACGTGCTCGAGGGCCGTGGTTGCCAGTGCAACCACCCGGGAGCGCTGGCCGAGGCCGTAGACCGGGGATCCGAGCCCCACCAGGTGGGTGTAGGCCTTGTCCCAGGCAATGATCGCCGAGGGGTTGGTCGCCGTGGCGCCTGAGAGAGCCAGCACCGCATCGTGTTGATTGGCCACGCACATATCCTCGGCCAATTCGAGCGTCTTCAGGGGACTGTCCAGGTTCGTGCCCGAATTGCTGTCGCTGCCGTTCACGGTGTCGTACAGGTACGTTTTGCTCTTCGGTCCCATCGGCAGGTCCAGCACGTTCAGGTACTTCCTGAGATCGTAGGAATTTGCTTGTTTCATGTTTTTTTCTCCTTAAGCCGAGGCGGCATCAAGCCGCCATAAGCGAAGCGACCCTGTGGGTCGGCTACTTCGGCGACAGGGGTCGCCGAAGCGGTTAAGTCAGAAAGTAGGGTTATGTCTGCGGCGCGTTGCGGGGGTGGCCCTGGATCCAGGTGGCCGACAGGAAAATGTTGCCCGAGTCGTTGCCAGTTGGCGTGATCGTCGCCCGCAGATAGCGCTTGTGGCCAATGTAGCCGATCTTACGGGTTTCATTGTCGTTGGCGTACGTGAAGCCGGCCAGGACTTCCGTACCCAGCAGTTCTGCGTCCACCACGGCTGCAGCATCACCAAGAGCGGCTGCATCGCCATCCTCGATTAGAACGGCGAAGGTGGCATTTACATCCGTCAGCGCGCCCAGTTGAATGAGCAATTCGTTGGCGGCAAAGTTTGCCGTGTCAAGGATCTCGCTCACGAAGGGGGTATTGTCGGTCACGGCCGCCACAGGTGCCAGCGCCCGGACAAATTTGAGATTACTGTGTTGGTCCATACTTTTTTTCTCCTTGAGCCGAGGCGGCAACAAGCCGCCATCGGCCAGTTCGGCGATGCGAATCGCCGAATGAACAATTAGATTTCTAGGCTAACTTGATGCGCACCTAGGCCAGCTTGACGCGCACGAACGCCTCTTCGAGCACGGGCATGCCGTCCGATTCTATCCGACCGATGAAACCGGTCTGGTTGGTTCCGGCATACAGCTCCACCAGGCGCTGGATCGAGAACTCGAGCGAGTCGACGATGTGGTAATACTTGAAGTCGCCCAGGATGCCCACGTACAGGCCGGTAGTGAAGGTCGAGGGGGCATACTCGCTCATGCGCACCGGGAAGCCCATCAGGGTGTCGGGTTCGCCGGCGACGATGCTGTCAGTCCACATGTACTGGCCATCGTCATTCTGCAGCTTGGCGATCTGCTTGACCGCCGAGCGGTGGAATATCCAGCTGGCATTTTGCCAGTAGCCACCCTTCAGGGTGTACTTGGCCTCCTTCAGCCCATCGGTCTGGATGCTGGAGGTGGTGTTGCCGGTGGAGACGTCCCGCCCGGTGCTGATGCCGTCAGCGGAAGCGGTAAAGACGCCCAGCGGCTGGTTGGCGCCCGAGCCGGTCAGGCAGGCTTTCTCGAAGGCGATCCCAAACTTGTAGGCCAGGCGCTGGATTACCAGACGCTCAGCGTCCGGGTTGAGCCGCAGCATCTTGTTGCTGATCTTGATGTATTTGGCCAGCGGGTGGGGGGTGAATTCGCGCTTACCGAAGGACATGGCGCTGTCTTCGGCTCCGATCAGCAGTTCGCTGGTCCAGGTGGGATCTGACGCATCGGCAGCCAGGTAGGGCTGGCCCAGGCTCTGGGCGCTGGTGAGCGTCTGAACGTCGGCGAGAGCGCGGATGAAGGTCTGATCGTCGATGCCCTTGATCAGGTCTTTGACAAACTGCTCGGGGGCGATGGTATACCCGCCGGAGGAATCTGCATCCGCCTGCAGGGCGCGCAGTTCAGGGCTGGCGACGCCATTGGTGCGGGCACGCAGGAGCGGGCCTTTGACGCCGAATGCCAGGAATGCCCGCATTTCGGCCTTGGTCTTGGCTTCGTCGGCGCTGGCGATCGAGCGGCCTTCGGGGCGTTCGGGTTCGCTGACCGGTTCGCCCAGTTCGGCTTCGACGGCTTCGAGTTTCTCGCGCTTGTCGATGTCGCCTTGCAGCTTCTCGACTTCGGTCATGATGGCGTTGTACTGGGTGTCTTCCTCGGCCAGCATGGCGCGCTTCTCTTTGTCGGCGCGGTCCACCAGCTCACGTGCCTGGCGGATCAGGGTGGCGCGCTTTTGGCGCAATTCAGTGGATTTCATGGTAGGTTCTCCTTGTTATGTGCTCCACTTTCCTTTTCCTCTCTCTTCCCCCTCTCCAAATGCTGTTTGCATTTGGGGAGGGGCTGGGGGTGGGGTGGGGTGGGGCGGGTGGGGTTACAACTTCTCTGCCAGATCCAGATGCTTGCGCAGTAGGGAGTTCCGCACCTGCGGAGACTGCGCGGCGTCCGGCTCGGGCGGGGCCTCCTGGCCCTCGTGCGAGCGGATCCGGTTCAATTCATTCAGTTTCGAGCGCACGTTGGCGCTCGTGGTCGGGTATGCCGGGAATGTGACCGGCGAGACGTCGTACAGTTCGGTAATATCGATCAACTCGCGCAGCGGAAGTAGTTTTTTATCGTCCGGGAAGCTCCATTTCTCCCCTTCCGGGAGTACGTTCCAGGCATATGAAGATTGGTGCACATCCCCGCGCTGGACCCGGGCGTAGAAATTCATGGCTTCCTGGTCGGCAGTATTGATGTCGATGGCGTAATGCAGTCCATCCTGCTCCTGCGAGAGATGCAGGGTGTTGGCTGTGGTGCGCCCCAGGACCGTATTCCAGTCATGGTTCGGGGAACCGATCACATCCGGTTTTCCGGCCAGCACATTGGTGAAGGCGCCTGGCCGGACGATCTCCCGGAACAGGCCGGCAATGATTGTCTCCTGGTCGAAGACCGCCGCCACGCCTTCTATGACAGGTTTTTGGTCTGCGCTCTGCGCGGCCCGGACCGAGACATTCAGGTAGCGGCGTTCGAATTCGAGTCGAGGCGGCGTCAAGCCGCCATCGACCGTTTCGGCGACATGAGTCACCGAAACGGATCTCAGGCTCGCCAGTTCGGCCGGTTCCACCTTCGCATCCTTCAGATGGGCCGCCAGGTGATTCCATACACCCTGCCGGTCGGCATCCGGTATGTTAGCCCCGCCCATCGCTCCGTTCAGCACGCCGATCCCGGATTGGCAGCCTTTGATATTGGCCGCACCGATGTCTCCGCCGGCGGTCACTTCGTGGTGGATGAACTTGTAGCTGCCTTTGAGCGTGGCATCCTGTTCCGGGTCCTGCCAGGCGAAGGCCTTGCGATAGTAGCTCTCGGTCTCGCCGTTCTTCAGGGCTGCCTTGGCGGCCGGGCCGTCCCAGGAGGCATCGGAAGTGTCTGTGTGATGAACTTTAATGGCTGTCATAATCAATCATCCTTTATTCTTTTTTTTCCCCCCTCTCCATTTACCGTACTTGCAAATGGGGAGGGGTTGGGAGTGGGGCATCACGGAACAGGCCAAAGGTCTGCTCCACCAGCAATTCTGGAAGTTCTTTTTCCCAGGCGTCCAGCAGGCCGGTTAGGCCGTCGAGATCGGTCACTGCGCGCAAGGTCTGCAGGTTGGCGCCAGCATAGGAGCTGGCCAGTTCTTCGAGCGGCGGGACCTGTGTCCGGTTGAGCAGGCCGGTATAGCTCTCCACGGCCGGCCGCAGCGCCCGCTTGACAAATTCCTGGTGTTCTGTATAGAAATCGTTTAACCAGGTATCCCAATCTTTCTTTTCTTCGGTCTTCAGTCCCCGGTCTTCGGTCTTTTTTAAGAACTTGCGGCTCGCCTCGCGCAGGTCGTGCAGCTCCCGCCGGACGATGCGCTCGGCGGCCTCGGCCACCACCGGTGAGAAGTTCTTCTGGACCGAGGCGGGCACCATGTTCAGCGGGGTTAGGTAGGCCTGCCCCTGGTTTTTCGGCAGCGGGTTCCGGTTCTCCATCGCCAGGATGTCGTCGGCGGAGAGCCAGCCCCATTGGCGCCCAATGGCGTAGGATTCGTAACGGCTCTTGATGTCGCCGCGCAGCAGGCTGTCTACCAGCGTTTCACAGTAGTACAGGCCTCTCTCTTCGGGGCTGAGCAGGCTGAAGTTGATCGCCTGCTCGAAACGTACCAGCCAGGGTCTTATCGTGTGGATCACGAACGAGAGCATGAACTGTTCTACACTGGCGTAAGTGGCGGCTTTCTCGTACTCCTGGAGCAGCGAGAGCGGATAGTTGTAGAAGCGGGCGATCTCGGCTACCTGGAAGGTGCGGGTCTGCAGGAACTGGGCGTCCTCGGGCGGGATGCCGACCTCCACGAGATCCATGCCTTCTTCCAGGATCATGACTTTATGGGAGTTTTCCGAGCCTTGATACTCGTCATTGATCTCCAATTTCAGGCGTTCGAAGGCCTTATCGCCCAATTGCTTGGGGTGTTTGAGGGCAATCCCGGGCCGGGCGTCGTTCGCAAAAAATTTTCCACCGAACTCTTCGGCAGCCATCGAAAGGGCCAGGGCATTGCGGGCCATCTGGATGGGCGAGTAGCCCAGTAATCCGTCGAAGCCGAAGGCAGCGACTTGCATGACTTCGCTGGCGGGAAAGGTACGCGGCGAGCCGTCCGCCTGGCGATAGTTGTAGACTTTCACGCCATTCTTGCGTTCGACGCTCATGCGGTCCGGCCGCAGGGGCCAGAGTTGACTCACGTCGCCGGCTTTGTTCCTGACGATCTGGCTGAATGAGTTGCCCCAGGCGGCAGCATGTCCAGCGCTCAACTCCCAGCCGATCTGGGCGGTGTGCTCAGGGTTCCAGGCGTCATGCAGGATCGGGTAGAGCGGGTGTTCGAAAGCCCGCCGTTTCCCGCCTCCCGGCAGGCGGCGATACAGGATCTTTGGTAAGGTGCTGGTACATTCGGCGATGCCCCGAATGCAGGCGAAGGCGGTGGAGACGGTCAGGGCGGACTCGATCGAGACGTCCTTTTTGGCATAGGTATCCCAGCCGTTGCCCCGCACAATGGACCCGGGCGGCGATTCTTTGACGGTCCAGGTCTGCGATCCGTGCTGGCGCTTTTCCACCAGGTTACTCAGCATTAGGCTTTACCTTCGGAGAATTGCGAGGCTCGACCAGCCACACACTCAGCCCGATCATCACCAACCCGGTGATGGCCAGCGCCCACGGCCAGGATACAGCGAAGCCCAGGCCGATGAAAAACCAGCCCAGACCGACGAAAAGTAAAATGTCAGGTACTTCGATCTTCGGTTTCTTTTCCGGGTCAGCCATGCGCCTCCGGGATTAAATTAAATGCCACCACCAGGGCAGTCTCTTACGAGACCGCAATCTGGCGGTGGCAAGGCCGTCGTTAGCACTATGTGCCCTACAGGTGACGACCAGGCTTTTCTCTGGCGTCCCTGTGGGGGTTGTCTAAAACATAATAGAACAAATTCCCTAATTTGTCAAGTCCGTTTCTATGGAAACGATTATCCTATTTTGTTCTCTCGAGCTTCAAAAACCGTCTTGCACTCAGGGCACATGGTTAGAAATTCTCCTTCTATTGAAACGCTCCAAACACATCCACCAATGGCCCGCTGACCGCCTTGATCCGCTCCGAATGCGGGCATTTCTCGAACGCCTCCCGCCATCCGTCCAGGTGTTCCTTCAGCGGCATCGTATAGGCCAGGTCACGCGGGTCGGCTTCCGCCGGCCGGGGGTTCTGGTAGCAGTCCATTCCGCATAAGATCACCGGGTTACATCCGAGATAACACGCCAGCCAGGTTGCCAGGTAGCTGGAAAACAGCCCTCTCCACCACTCTGCGCCGGCCAGATCTACGTCCGTCCACTCCAGTCGCCAGCTGACCCGCAATCCTCCAAAAACATATAACGCATCCAGCATGGCCAACGAGCTGTTGGGATCGTCCAGAAATACCATGTAATCCGCCTGGACGAGCTGCGCGCCGTGCAGATTGACGCTGATCAGCACCGGCCTGTTTTCCCCCCTCTCCTTATCTCTCTTCCCCCCCTCTCCAAATGCTGTTCTCGCATTTGGGGAGGGGTAGGGGGTGGGGCGGGGAGGGGCCGGGGGTGGGGTTAGCACCTTGCGCAGATCCGCTTCCAGACTGGGTCCGCCCCCCAGCACCGCGCCCGGGTAACCTTTGTGTGCGTCTTGCAGAGTCAGGATGTTGATCATCTATAACTTCCTCAGCCCGCGCTCGTCGTACACCGACCCAACCGTCTCGCCCTGGTTGCGCATCGCCCATCCCAGCCCCATCAATAGCGCCACGATCCCGTCGATCTTCTCCTTTGAGCGTTCCTTGTCTGCCTTGATGTTGCCCGCCGGGTCGGTACGGGCGATCAGGTTGTCGGCCATCCATGTCAGGATCGGGTTGTCGCCGTGGGCCAGCTTTTTTCCGATCACCAGGCGCTCTAGTTCCTTCATCGGCGGGCTCATGCTCTGGTAGCCCTGCCCGAATGGGAATACGTCCATTGTCAGGCCTTTCTTGATCATCATCTGCCGCAGGGTTTCGGCGTTCCAGCGGTCGTACGGGATTCCCATCACCTGGAACTGCTCCGCGTCCTGTTCGATCTCCTCCAGGATCCAGTCGTAGTCGATCACGCTCCCCGGCGTGGCCGTCAGGTAGCCTTCCGCCTGCCAGGTGTTGTATGGCACCGCATCGTCCTTCACGCGCCGGATCAGGTTGTCCTCCGGCACCCAGAACCGGCAGATCACGAACCAGGGCTCCTCTTCGGTCAAAGGCGGGAATACGTGCACCAGGGCGGAGAGATCCGATATGGAGCTCAGGTCCAGCCCGGAGTAGCACGTCCGGCCGGCCAGGTGAGCGGGCAGTTCCAGCGCTTCCACCGGTCCCCGGCACAGGCGCCAGGCGTCCATGTTCATCCATTTGATCTCGCCCTGCACCCAGATGTTCAGCTCTTTTTGTTTGAAAGCGTTCAGCGCGCTGGTCATGCTCTTGGCCCGCTCGGCCTTGGTGCGCATGTCCCCCCATTTCTTGCTTACGCCCAGGTTGGGATTGGCCTTAATCCAGACGTTCTCATCCCGCCAGTCGTCGCCCTCGTCCAGGGTGTAAATGATCCCGAACCAGGTGTCGTCCTCCACAATCCGGTCCAGTACGCGCCGCGTGTATTCGTGTTTCTCGAAACAGACCCCCATCCGGTTAGTGCCGGCGGTGCTGATTGCCAGGATCATCGGTTGCCGGCGGCTGCCGGTGGCGGTTTCGAGTACATCCCACACATCCCGCTTCTTATGAGCATGCAGTTCGTCCAATCCGGCCGCGTGGACGTTCAGGCCGTCCATCGTGTCGCTGTCGGCTCCCAACGGCTCGAACTTCTGCGCCCGGTCCAGGTTGAAGATGCTGTCTTTATACAATTGCACGCCATTCCGTCGCAGGATGGCGCTCTTGCGCACCATCCGCATTGCTTCCCCGTGGATGATGCGCGCCTGGTCTCTCTTCGTAGCGGCCGAGTAGACCTCGGCTCCGGTTTCCCCACCTGGAACTTCATCAGAGAATGCCAGGTAAAGCAGTACCGCCGCCAGCCAGGTGCTTTTCCCGTTCTTCCTCGCAATTTCGATATAGACGGTCCGGAATCGCCGCGTGCCGGCGGTGTCCTCCTTCTGCCCGTTCCGCTCCACCACCCAGCGCGGGTGCGGCGACCGCTTCCAGCCGAAGATGCACCAGGTGATGAACTGCTGCCACGGTTCGAGCCTCAGCGGCTGGCCGGCCCACTCTCCCTTCGAGTGGCACAGCAGCCCGATGAAATTTAGCGCGCGCTGGGCGGCTTTGGCATCGAAGACCAACCCGCGCTCGGCGCCGGTCTTCAGATCGTTCAGGTGGCGCTGGCAGGCCTGGCGCACCCATCGGCAGGCAATGACTCTGCCGTGGACCACGTCACGCGCATATTGCTCGGCTGGATGCAGTCTGGCTGGCATTACTTCTTTCCTTTTGCTACTTTGACCTGGTTTCCGAACAGTTCCTTTTCCAGCCCCTTCTGGTCCTTCTCGTCGGGCGGCTCGGCGTGCACCTTCGAGCGGCTGCTGGGCGTCAGCCCGAATTCGGCGGCCAGGGAGTTGAGTTGCTCGTTCATGCGGTTGACGACGGCCAGGTAGGGGTTCTGGACCAGGTTGCCGTTCGAGGTTCTGATGACTGTCCCCAACTCGGCCACTTTGATCTCTGCCTCGCGCCAGCGTTTGTAGATCGAGCAATAGCGCGCCAGGGCGTCCAGGTCGATGTTGGTCAGCACGCCCAGTTTCATCAGCTGCGGCGCCATCTTTTTCCATTGGGTACGCGCCAGCCCTTTCAAAAAATCCGGACAGGCCGGCACGCGCGTCAATCTCCCCGGTTTTGGCTCCGATTTATTCAATGGACGCTTCCCCGGGTTGCCCTCCATTTCCTTGATGGCTGTTGGTTTTGGTCTGCGTCCTTGCGTCATACACCCCCCTGTCTATTTACGCGGTCAATCCCCCCGTCGGTAATTTCGCGGTATAACCCCCTGTGGTTTTTTTCGCGGACGCGCGCAAATAACCACCCAACCGGTCTAGCGCGCACAGGCGCCAGAGATTTAATCCCCCCTGCCATGCCAGCCTCCACCTTCTTGTGCGTTGGTCCGCCGGTTGTGGCAGGCGCGACAGCATGCATGCAGGTATTGATCGGCGTCCGGGTCCGGCACGCCCTGCTTGACCAGCTCCCTACGGCTGGGTACATGGTCGGGGATGACGGCCGGGCGGCCGCAGTCTTCACAGGTTGGATGATCATGCAGGAATGCCTCTCTCTTCTTTCTCCAGTCCGCGCCGTAGCCGCGCCTGGCGGCCGATGGACGGACGGTCTCTGCCCGGCCTTGATGCTCCCGGGCGTGGATCTCGCACCGGCTGCCCTGGGACACCAGGGTCCGGCAGCCAGGCACGACGCAGGGATGGGGCGCTTTGGTCGGCATCACTCGCCTCCTGCCTCTGGCTGGCGCTTGATCACTCGCTGGATCTGCTGGTCTTTGGCCGACCAGTAGAACGGTTCTCCGCACTGTACACAGTTCCCGCGCAGTTCATGCCAGATCCCGCCGCCTGCATGAAACAGGCTGCCGATCCCCTGGACGTAGACCTTCTCGCAGATCTGGGCGCCGCATGCGCACAGGATCGGGACGGGCGGCACGACATCGCTGCTCATCACTTATCCTGCCTGAGCGTCACCGACCCGCCTTCGATGCAGAACTCTGCCCGGTGGGCACTGTGCTTCACCAGGTAGCGCTTGGCTGTCTCGGTGCTGATATTGAGTTCGAAGGCCGCCTCCTGCATCGCCTCCCGGTAGGATAGTTTGCCGTCCTCCTGCAGGATCGTGGTGATCAGGTCCACAAAAGCGTGCTCGGCATCCTGGTTGAATGCCACAATGTCGGTCTGTTTGAGCCCTTGCCCGGGTTTCTCGATGGGTGTACTCCGCCTGTCTGTCAACTTGACAGGTTTCGGCCTGTGGTTTTTCTTCGGTGCTGCCTCGTCCGGTTTGGTCATGGTTTCCTTTTCGGGTTCGGGTAGGTGTGCATAATGCCGATGTGCAGCTCGATGCGGTCTTCCAACACTTGCAGGTAAGTCACTCATTCTAAATTCTCCACACACACACTCACACACACACATACTCTTTTAATTACATTGAAGGGACTGGAATAACAAGTCAAAAGGGGGTGAATGGGCGGGCACCATAAACACGTTTTCCGCCGCGCGCATAGACCCGATTCCCCTCCGGTTTGACGTTCGCCGCGGCCTCCAATTTTTGGAGATTCGCCACCGCTTCGTCCAGCCAGGCCGGCACATTCCGGACCCGTTTGACCTTCTGCCCGCAGGCCACGCAGATCGGCGGCAGGCCTAGCCGGATCCGGGTCTCAGATCGGCGGGGCTCGTAACCCTTAGTGGCTATGCGCTGGGCAAGGCCAGGATTAGGACGATCATCCGCAGTGAGCACTCTGCATGCCACCGCAACCTGGCGCCAGGAAGCCATCCCTGCGTGCTTTTTCTGCAACTGTCGAGTGAGTTGATCTAGGGTGCGTGTTTTCACAGCGGGACGCTCCTGGGGGCTGTTACAAGCCGTAACGGGGCAAGGAATAGGGGGTTGGTCATTCGGTATGGCCTGCCGGCTGAATTTGCGTCATCATGGCAATTTCGCACCAGCGTCGGTAGCGCATCAGCGCTTTCTCTCCATATTCAATGGCCGCTTTGGCAGTCTTGAAACGACGACGTCTAAGCGCTCTAGGATTGTCGTGCCACCGCCTTATCAGTGGCCAATAAACCTTTTCTGCCTTGATGAAATGTTTCCAGTAACCAACCTTTTCATTTCCTCGCAACAACATGGGCGCTCCTTTCCTTCAGGTGGGTGCGGCGGAGTCTCTCGCAATCTACGCAGCGCCTGACGCCCATCAGCGGTTTGACCGCCTCCGTGTACGGAAATGAGCATCCGCAATAAGCCACCAATAGAAATTCATCGTAGCGTAATATGCAGTGGACCTGGTCGGCATGGGGATGGTTTTTGAGCCATTGGCCGATATATCCTACTTTAGTGGCGATGTCCATTGCCTTTATCGCCCTTCATCAGTTCTTTCCCGGCCTGCAGACTGTCGTGCGAGACGCCCTGCTCGCCGTCGGCGCACCAGTCGGAGGGTTTGACGACCGGCCAAACCGAGACGCTCGCATTAGGCCCAACTGCATAAGCAACGGGCGGATGGCGCCGGCAAACTCCATTACCATCCGGGCTTCTCAGGACTGGGGAGTAAAAGATGCACATGGTGCAGGAGGCTGGTGTCATTGGTTTTTCCTTTCGATTGGCTGTAAATTCATTCGATGCCCGGCAGTTGATCGTTTTTCCATTCTTTCCAGGCGATGTAGGCATGTCCAATGTCGTTCGTACCCATCCAGGCCAGACAGTAGGTATATTGCCCGTCCTTGGGACCATACTGCGCCAGGAGCAGCTCGAGATCCGGGACCCGCCCAACTTGACGGAACTTGAGCCGGTGCAGGCCGGATCCCAGGATGACGCTCTCGGTCATGTGCGGCGGCTCGATCCGGGGCTGGAGATTATTCACGCCGCATCCCCCTCTCCCTCTCCCCCTAAATCCGAGGGATTTGGGGGGATGTCGCCGCTAGGCGACAAGGGGGTCGTTTCGGGCTCGAAGGCTTTTGCCCGTTCCAGCCAGTCTTCCGGCAGGGTCAGGCCCCAGGCCTTGGCGATTCCCTGGAGAAATTCAGCAGTGGCTACCGGACCCTCGTTTTCAGATTCATATTCCAGATCCAGCAGGCCTGTAATGATCTCGATGCGGCAAAGGTGTAGTTTCTCTTTCCTGGAGAGGATCTTCTCTTTATTGCGTTTCGTAAGATCTTCATCGTCCAATCTCGCCATCGCCATCAGGAAACCCAGGTTGTCGATCATATTCAAGGGTGTGGCAAAAAGTGAATAGACTTCAGCTTCCTCCTCAAATCTTCGGCTGGCTTCCTGTAATTTTCGCCGGAGTTTGTTCTGTTCCTCCCATGAGTTGGAGGAACGTCCGGAGGCCTTTTCCTTCTTTTCGTCCTTCTGCGCCTGGACTAGTTCCGGGGCGATTGTGACCATTTCGATCACTTCGGACTTGGTAAAAGCATTCTCGTATTGCGCAGGCTTGATGTGCAGCCGCAGGTTGGGATCTTTTTTCTCGAAAAGGGCTTTAGAAACATCCTCCCAGGAATGCGCCAGCGCCACAAACCCGCTGTGCGCCTCTTCCACGCTCAAAGCCTTGATCTTGAGTTTCTTCTCTTCCCTGACCAGCTCGACCAATAACCAGGCGTCCTTTTTGTGGGAATAGCAGGCCTTCAAGGTGCAGTAGTGATTGTTATCGGCTTTCACGTGGAAAGCGCAGGCGGTGCAGGCCGGCGGATGGATCAACTGGTCGAGCCGTTCGATCGTTTCGGCGTCGGCGCCCTGGGCGATCAGCGCTTCGGCGCTGACCAGGCCGCTGTGCAGTTTATTGACCCAATCCTTCAACTGAGGGCGGTTTTCGACGGTCAGTTCCCCGCCCGGGAGCGCTTTCTTTGCCAGGCGGATATCGATATCTCCCAACACGGACAGCGGTTGCATGAATTTGGCGATCTGCGACGTGGGCATGTCCAGATCCCACAATCCTGAGCCGGCCGAAGGCTTGCCGCTTCTCCAGTAGGCCCACATTCTGACGGCTTTATTCTTGTATGCCAGGCCATTCAGGATGGCCTCGATGACCTTCTCGACCGGCTGGGTGCCCTCGATGATCTGGTGCATTGCCCCCTCGACCAGCTCTGGAGCCACGCGCACCAGGACCAGCAGTTGCCGCGCCGCCGCGATCGTGATCTCGCCGCTGGAGAGCTTTGCCTGGGTGATCTCCGGCAGCCCCAGCAGCCGCACCGTACCGCGTATGGTGGTTTCGTCGCAATTGAAGAATTCGCCGGTCTCGGCACTGGTCTTCTTGAAGGTCTCCATGTAGGTGTGCATGGCCCGGGCGCGCTCGATCGGGTTCAGGTCCCGCCGCTTGATGTTCTCGGCCACCGCCATTTCGAACATCTGCAGATCGTCCAGGTCCCGCACAAAGCAGGGCATCTGATAGAACTCGGTGGGCAGTGGAAGACGATCGGGATCCACCTTTTCCTGGGCGGCCAGCCGGTTGAACGCCGCCAGCCGGGTATGGCCGAAGGCCAGTTCGTATCTCGATACCTGGCTGCCCTGGCTGAGTTGTTTCTTACGCACGGTCGGCGGCTGCAGCAGGCCGTTACGGGCAATGTTTTCGGCCAGCTCGGCCACCACGGCCGGATCTTCCGCCTGGCGCACCTGGTAGGGATTGGAGAGTATCTCCTGGATGGGGATCAAAACAGGGGCTTCGTTCATGCCGGCACCTGGCTCTCTGCAGCCTCTGCCGCGCCCGCAGGGATTGGGAAGTAGGGAACATCGGGGTTAACGTCGGCGACAATGACCATTTCACCTCGTTGGGGATGGCGGATGTGGGTTTTCGGTTCCAACAGGTGGTCTCTCAAAATCTTGTCCAGCGCCTTCCCGGTGATCTTCTCGCCAGCACGCGGACCGCTCAGGATTTTGATCAGGGATTGCCGGGTGTATTTCCCTCTTCCCGGTTTCTTCGTCTCCTTCTTTTTTTCGACCGTTTCCACCGCCTGGTGACTATTCCCGCCGAAGAGGCTCTGCAGGATGGCTGTCGCCTTCGCGTCATTGCATTCCAGGACGTAGACTTCCTGGCTTTTCACGTGGCAACCAGGGATGGCATTCTCCAGGGTCAGGATTAATTCAACGAGGGTGTCTTCTTGCACTTTGTTCATATCAATTTCGATTCTCATGGTTTTCTCCTTCGAGCAGAATTATCTTCCTCCATCACGATGAAGGCGGATTTCCAACCAGCACTGTGTACAAAATAATAGACTTTTTCAGCCTTGAACCCTGCCGCCCAGGCTTGGGCCTCTTCCGGCGTATGAATCGCACTGGTCTGGATCGTTCCAGCACCCGTCGGCAGATCCTTCAAGTGCTCCAGTACGATCACTTCAGGCATCATCTTCCTCTGTTGTCTGTCCTTCTTTTTTCGTCTCTTCCGTGACCAACTCGGCCTGCGCGGGGAACATGCCTTTCAGCGGGAGTTGCCTGGGGATGATCCGCACTTCCACCTCGCCGCCGTCTTTCATGCTAAGATATGCACCCAGGACATAGGCGGCTTCCAGGTTGTCGTCGTTGATGGCCATGCTGAAGGAGATGGTCAGTTCTCCGTTGGCTATATCGGCCCTTACAGACTTCGCCTTCCATTTTAAAAATTCCATTGATGACTCCTATTTTTCTTTCTCATCATCCTGAGTGATTTCTGCTGGCCAGTCGATGTCTGGCCGAGTATTCCAGATATCAATTGCATCTTCTCGTTTAGCGGCGGATGGCGCGTCTGCCCCGCATTCTCCACACCGAACCCAACAGGCATATTCGTTGGTCCGGCAAATCCACACCTTGAGTGACCCACAAAAAGGACAAGCCTTTATTTCAATTATGTTTGACATCGATTGCTCCTTAGATCATCTGCGGCTGTGTGGCAATCTCTATTTTCTGCTTGGCCGCCGCACGCCGGGCTTCACGAATGGAGCGGGCCCGCGGCAGCCAGTTGTAGGCCTCCCGGGCTGCCTGGCGGTTCTTTTCGGCGCGAGATTCCTGTTCGGTGGCGAATTGACGGATCAGATTCTCGTCATCTTCCAGGATATATCCCGGCTCTTTGGATGAACTGACAATCGGCCATGTGCTCCGCAATCTCTCGATGCATGCGCGGATCCTGCGATCCTCTATGCAGCCGGCCAGTTGGTTGGCCTGAACATATTTCCCGTAGACGGCCAGTACCATGTCCTGGCGGGTGGTCTTCTGGCCGGCGCGCTCGACTAAAATCGTCAAAACTGTATGTTCGAGCTCGTCGGTGATCTCCCCGAGCAATTGTGCGCAAATGGGGTGAGTTGTCATGGTCTCTCCGTAAACCCGGACTGCCGCAGGTAGTCGGCCACGTCCCGCACACAGTTGGCGATTTCCCGCCGGAACATGGTGATGTTCCCGCCGTCCGGTCCATCGATGGAGATGAAGAACTGCCCCCTCAACTCGCAGATACTGGCCTTGCGGCCGGTCTCCGGGTCCAAGAACGTGCCCCGCAGCATGCCGCTGCCGTTGAAACAATTTTGTGCGCTCAGCGCCTCCGGCCCATGCCGGATCAGGGCGTGCGTGCTGGCAGTGACTCCGAGATACCCGATTGCAGTGATCGCCAGCCAGGCCAGCAGGATGAAGACCAGGGTTGTAGGAAATTTGGGAAATGCCGGCGTGCGGGTTGTGTGGGTTGTGTGGATCATTGTCCCCCCCGATCGAGTGCCTCGGCCAGGAGATACGGCACGATGTCGGCATCGTTCTTGCAGTTCCAACCGGCTTCGAGCCAGCCGGGGATGGCGAGAGAATAGAGCTGGTAAAACCGGACGTCTTTATTGACGAATTCCCGGGCTTCCTCATCAGTCGAAAGCAGCCAGCCCAGCAGGTCTTTCGCCCCTGGGTTGCCGTTGCCCTGTATCTGCCTGAGCAGGCCCGCCATCTCCGGCGTGATCTGCGCCCGGATATCCCTTACCGCTTCAGCATTCATGCCGTTTCTCCTTCCATGCTCCCAATGCGAACCTGCCGCACGCGGGAGGTCAGGAACGTAAAATCCTCTCCCTGCAGGTAGATCGCAATGAGGAGAAAAATTCCTCTTACAAAATAAATTCCTTTGAAGGCAAAAATGAGTATGTTCATAGGACTATCTCTTAAAGTGGGCGGGTTGGAGCGCCTTGCGCTTCCAGCAGCCGCAGGATGGTCTGCGCCGAGTTCAGGGCGTTTGCCTCCCGGCGCAAGCGGTCTGTTTCCGTGAAGACCAGTCCGTCGTCCATAAGCGGGTGCAGCATGTGCACGATCCGCTGAGCTTCTTCTGCGGAGCGGTCCCGGGCTTCTTTGGCAACGTTCGGCCACGGGCGGGGTTGGTCACTCATTCTCCTTCTGGCCGTCTGGATGGGCCAGGTTGAGCTGGATCAAGGCTGATTCGATGCTGAATTTTTGCTTTTTCATTTCGCTGTCACCTTCCGTGCTATTATTCTGAAACTATGAGATCAACTAACCCGCCCGGATGGCGCCGAAGTTCGATGAATGGGGCACTCCGGATTGTCGCCCGCTTTCTCGTAGCAGGCGCACAGACCGCCAGCAAACTCAACGAAAGGCCTGCCTTGAAGTTCTTCCAGGATCGGAACTTCAACCGTTGGCCCGTTTTGCATCTCTCGCGCTTCCGGTGTTTCCGGGACTCCCACCGCATACCCGGCCGGCTCGCTCAAGGCAGTCTCGAGCTTTCCGACAACGGAATGCCCGGCAAGATCAAAGCGGACCACCGTCTGGTGAAAATATTGGTCTCCGATCTCGTTGTGGCTTACAAATGGGTTGCCCCACAGATCCCAGCCATCAGCCAGGTGCTGCGTTACTTCCTTGCTCAATTCAACGCTGCCAACGCAGTCCAAGAGCTTGTATTCGTGTCCCATTTCTGCCTCCACCTTCCGTCTCCGGTCTCTGCCGGTCTACTACCCGCCGGCCAACAGGCAGGCGGTCATGACCAGGGCCAGCCCTATACTGATGGCCCAATCGATCAGGATACCCGCCCATGCCTCGTTCAGTTCTTTTTTCTCTTCAATGTTCATCCCTCGCCTCCTATGGCTTCCCAAAATTCCTGCCCTCCCAGAGCACCAGCCCCAGGAGCGCAATTCCAAGGACGATCAATCCAGATATTTCCCATCCGTTCATCGATTTCTCCTTTTGAATACCCGCGCATTTCCAGGACGATTTCGATCAGCATATCCAGTACCATTCCAAACAGGCGCTGGTCATCCTCCGTGCGCAGCGGGACGATCTCAATTTTTAGCATGTTCTCTTCATGCCTTCTTGATCCACTTCCCGCCCACCACTTCGATCTTGGTGGTGAAGCGACTGCCCATCAGCGGCTCCGGCCGGCGAATGAGACCCTTTCCAACCAATTTATTCAGGTAAAACACCACCATGCTGGTGGAGCTGATCTCGCATTCTTCCATGATCTCCCGGATAGTGGGCGAGTTGCCGTCGTGGTCGCGCTTATAGGTCACGATGTACTTGTAGATGCGCTCGGTCGGTGCACGAGAGTCCGTGTATCTACTGTGCTCATGCGGGCGTGGGCCCAGCCGTGTACCCAACTCGATGCATGGACTCATGGCCGGTTCCCTTTCAATACCCAGTTCGCCCCCAGGGCGATGAGTAATATGATTACGATCCCTGCTATCAATGCCATCATGCCGGCTCCCCTTGGGATGGATTCCAGTCAATGGTCAACTGGGGTTTTATTGCCCCTCCATCAGTGATCGTTTGCTTGGAAATCGCCACGTTCTTCGGCGTCCGCATGTCGAAGTATTCCAACACGATCTGGTTGATCGTGAGCGAAAATCCCTTCCCCCCGTTGCGCCGGACGACGCTCTCCCCCTGAATCAGGTCGTAGACCTCAGGGCGAAAATTGACAATGCGTTTCTCAAATTCAGTTTTAGACATAGGTTTATTCTCTCAATCATCAGAACTATGTTTATACTCATATTATATACAGAGTATACAGTTTGTCAAGGGTTTTATGACTATATTCATAGTTGTTTAGTATGCTGAACGGCGATCCGGGAGACCGGGCCAAGGTCCTGCGCGCGCTCGTGGTGGAGGTCAGGGCCGAACGCATCGGCGGCAGCCCGGTCCGCCACCGCAAAGGCACCATCACCGGGACGATCAAAGAACACATCGCCTAAAAGCAACTCACGCATTTTGGCTTTGTTTCCCTTACTTAAAGGGATCCATTCGCCTTATATTTACCTCTTGACAACCTAAACGATTAGGTATATACTAAGTACAAATAGGAGATAAGACATGACCACAAAAACGATCACGACCAAAACCGGCAAGACAATCACAGTAGAGATGGTACGCGAGGTGCAAGATAAGGTCAATTACTCGGACGGTTACAACATTGTGGTGGGTCGCGAAATTGTCGAGTATACCAACATCACCTTGCGCGACAGCAACGGCAAGACTCTTATGACGGGCAAAGAGATCGACACCCCCAAATCCATCCCTGCCGAGATGAAAAACAAAGGTGCAGTAGCTTGCATCGGCAATGCTTATGTAACCCAAGAGATCGTAGACTTGGTCACTGCCGCCTTCGCGGAGTTGGAAGCCGAAAATCCTAAGTCCGATGAGCAGATTGCAATCGAGGTTGCTAAAGTAAAAGCGATTGCGGATCACGACGCCTGGTATGACTCCCCCGAGCAAGTAGCAGCGCGCAATTTTGAGTATGAAATGAATCGCCCTGACAGTGATCTGTAATCCCAAAAGTAACTGTACCGGCCCGGTTGACCGGTCTCTAAAAAGGAGATCAAAATGGAAGAAAAACTTGAATACCGATGGCCGAACCTGAAACCAGTCATCCGCCAATATGTTGTCCGCGACGACCAGGGACGCTATGGCATTGCCTATCAGGATAACTGCTACCACAAGGGTAATCTCTTTGCCCACCCGATTGACGTGATGTCCATTATCTCCCCCGAGGGTATGTGTGGAGCGGAGACACTCCCGACCAACGCCATCCTGATGACAGATACCGCCTTCCCTTTGCGGGAAGATGGCTCCTACAAAGGCACATGGTACGACTATGGCGGCATTGGGATTATCCCCCCCGGGGACATCCGCACCATCACAATCATTGACGATCTCGGTTATGTCATGCCTGATAAGATGGCCGATCTCTTTTTGGTCGGGAGCGACAAGATGGGACATTGGGACTCATTTTGGGCGAAAAATCTTGGTAAAAAGGGAGGATCCTCTACTAGTGTGAAAAAGAAAGCATCCAGCGCGGAGAATGGCAAACTTGGCGGCCGCCCCAGGAAGGAAACCCAATAACTCTCCATTACACGTATTCCCGTGCTTTGGGATGTTCCGCGGCGAAATAGTTAAATAATTCCGGCCAGCCCCGCTTTAAGATGGCCATTTGGCCATATCCAAGCACGCGCTCGACTGCAAACGGCCCGATCCGTTGATATTGTGGTTCCACCCCCATCTCTTCCAGCCGGTCATAGGCCCGGTTGTAGTCCAGGTTATTGCTGACGATATAAGCCCAGACATCCTGCCAGATCCAGTCATGGATCGGGTTGCAGTGCCAGGTCTGATCTTTTTGCGCCAGGAATAGCGGACCGTTGACCCGTAGGTGCATCCTACGGATATTATTTTCCTCCTGTCGCAGTCCCAGATAAACCAGATCGTAACCTTTCTCTTTGGCATAGGTCTGCAATCCGTTGTTTTTTGGCGCATCCACCCAGATTGTCCCTTCCGGGATGTCATCCGCCCCATTTGCCCAGGAGGTGAACCATTCGGCATGTTTGATCGTTGCCGCGATCCGGGCACATCTCATCCGCCCGATATAATCCAGCGTCTCTGGGAAATTCCATTCATCGTCTGAAAAAACGCAGGGAACATCCGGAGCCTGGCTATGCACCAGATCCATTACCACGGTCGAGTCTTTGCCGCCTGACAGAGCGATGTAACCTGATTGGCTTGTCGTAATTGCCCTGGCCACGATCCGGCGCGCATTGGCCAACCGTCCCTGGTATATCCTGGTCCTGGCACGCAGCGCCGCGATTTCATTGCGCATGGTTTCTCCAAGCTCGGCCGGGCATTATTTCGCCTTTTTTTATTCTTTCATTCAATTTTGCAGCGTTCCGGCGTTTTGTTTCCCGCTCCAGATCAGTGTAGATGTGTATCTGTGCCTCTGGCCGCTCCCAGTGATATATTGTAGTGATCGATACGCCGATAGTTTGTGCGGTTTGTGCCCTGGTCATTTGCTCACCAAGCCGGAGATAACTTACAACATCCGCCGGGTGTCTGCCTGGATATTTACTTTCACATAGCCGGACCATCAGGCCATATCGGAGATCATGCCTGGATTTGTAGCGTGGATCTATTTTACTGGTCATGGCAGCACCAGTATGATCTGGTTGCGCCTGTCCCAATAGGATGGGCGTACACCGTATAGGGCAATATTACCCACACAATCATCCGGCCTTTCACCGGCAGGAATGCCGCGCATGAGTTTGCCATCCTTCCATATCGACCAATCCTCGGTACTTTTCGTGACTTCCCATCTCGCCACCCTGCCCCAGCCCTGGGCGGCCTTTTTGCCAATATGGATGAGCGTGGACAGCATCCGCATTATCTCCGCCCGGTCTCCCACGCAATACCAACGCACCCATAGAGCTGACCTGTAAAATACGAGCTGGTGATAAGCCTTATATGGCCCAGCCAGGTTGTTGACCGTTCCGCGTCGCTCGCCGAAATTCACATAATCGGACAGATCATTGTCGTAGCGCTTATTCCAGTAGTCTTTTCCTTCCACATTCGGTCCCCACTCCGCCCAGGAGCAGCGGTAATACCACTCCCTCGCATGGACGGTTTTGATCGGCAACTTCCCGCCGATCATCGCCTGGCCCTTGGGTTGGGCCAACCTGGTTGCACCCGACAAGGACACATCCTGAGCGCCCAGGGCCTCGCGTGTCTGCTGATAGAGCAGCAATCCATCCAGCGGCAGCCATTGGTCGGAGATCACTGCCGTCCGCAGATTGGCGGTGATCTGAAGTGGCTCAAAATGTAGATCCTCACGCGAGACCATTGATCAATTCGCGGATATCACTTCCGCGCTCCTGCAAATGCTTTTGATAGAGATTGCCCAGCTTAAAGGCCACCTCGTTCCCGGCTGGGGCAAGGCGTGGATCGATCTCGATCCATTTGTCAAACTTGATCAATACCTTGCCGTGCCCAACGCCGCTCTTGCCTCCGATATAGGGAGACTTGGAAAACTCCATCAACGTGACGACAAACGCCTCCCGTTCCAGGTCGGTAACATCATCCAGCGCCACCTCCCAAAACAGGCGCGTCCCGGCCGCCAATGTTTCGACAAAATAGCGCATTTGCTGTTTCTGCCCGGTCTCGCCCTCCACATCCTCACCTTTGCGGGCCTTTTCACGCTTCGCACTGGCATCCATTTCCAGCAATCCTCGCACATCCGGAATAATTAATTGGCGTAGGTTTTCGTTTTTTTCGTCGTCGCGGCGTGTATAGGCTTCCTCCTGGCATAACTCCCAGACGCTTTCCACTCCCTGCTCGGCAAAGCGTTGTGGGAGTAGGTGCGCTGTCTCAGAGCAGATCGGGATGACCTTCCCGATTTTGGCCTTGCCCGGCATGATCTGATTGCCCATCGCCCCGCCGAAGAGAGCCACCAACGGGATCAGACTGCGCCACTTGCGCGCCTCATCCACATCCAGGCCGCGGTTACCCAGATCCTTGGTCAACGCTCCCCCGGAAAACAGAAAGTAGAACGCCGGTAGAGATAGACCTTTGACCTCGCCCATTTGCTCATTGATGCCATATCCGAGCATCTTGAGCATGTGCAGCATTCCCCGGTCTCGTAATATCCCGCGCATGGCATTGCCGGATATGATCGGCACTTCCTCCACCGACCCATCTGGCTGGATCACCTTCTCGCGGCGTAGTTTGGAGTTGATGCCGTGAGAATCTCCGATGTGGCTAATGGATGTGAGTGCGGTCATTATGCCTTCAAAAATGAGTGTTTGCATTTCAATTCTCCTTGGTTTTCAGATTTCCGAATAATTCCGGCGAATTATCAGAATGTAAATTTTCCCATTCCTCGCGCTTTTCCTGGTTCACCACGCGCACCATAAGCACGATTAATGTTGTTTCTTCGCGCAAGAGCTTCAGTAATGCGCGATCATTGCCGGAATTGGCAATGCGTTCGACCGTTGCACGGTCATCTGCGTCTTTTCCGGCATCAGCATTAAGTTTCAGACAAAGTTGGTTGATGAACTTCGCCAGGTTGTTTGTGTATGCCGCACTGCGCACCTGGTTCTCGAACTGTGTCCAGATCGTCATCCGGTAGCGACTCTTGTAATCCGCTGGCGTCCCGCGCCAGATCGCCATCAGCAGTGTCGCTGCCTGGTTCCGAATCTCTTGATTTTCCATCTTCACTCCTTTGCGCCAAAAACAGCGCTAATGAAAATACAGGCCTTCCACGCAATGACTTGATTTGGTCTTCCAATTCAAACCATCGTTCTATTCCAAATTTTAGGATGCGCCAACCTGCATAGTTACCCGTTTCAATCTCTTCTTTTGAAAATTCGGCGTATAAACTTTCAATCGGCGTGAATAAAGCGCGTAATTCATTAGGAATTAAATAGATCCTTTGTTCCTCGAATTGTACCCAGCCCGCTTTATTACCTGGCGCATTACGCGTCGCTCTGAAAACAATGTGCTTCTGCCCACTATCGGCAATCGCTGCCAATTCCGGGAACACATCGCCTAAAAGCAACTCACGCATTTTGGCTTTGTTTCCCTTACTTAAAGGGATCCATTCGCCGCCAATAATAAAATGTGAATAGTTCCTCATCCGCTGCGGCTTTTCTTTCCCCATCCGCACTGCCAATTCCGGCGACGCCTCGTTGAAGAAGAACAGGCAATCATTACAGACAATCTCACCTGCCTGTAATTTGTCAAAATTTGTGAACGTTGGTTTCACCCAAGCCGCGAATGAGATACCTTCAGATTGGCGACCACAAAATCTACATTGGCCTAGCATATTTCATCCTCATCAAGGTACCTCCTCGATCAAATAAACGCAGGATTGCACCAACTCATCATCTTCTGAGCAACCCAATGGTACGGTTTCAAGAAGCCCATGCCCGAGTAGATAGTCATTCTCGCAGGGTGAGGTGAGTGGCGTTACGGCGGTGACCACCCAGATGCGACCGGTTGTGTTTTCAGGGAGATCGCCAGTCTGTTCCCCGATAGCAGCACGAGTAAGATTGGATAGGCCGCCATAAACCCGTCCGCATGGGGTAACCCGGATGGCATTGTCAATATGCTGCCAATAAACCGATCCGGAGACAAACACCCCATCATCAGCATAATAGAGCAGGTCGCCCTCCTGCCATTGAGAATCAATTACGGAATACATATCGCCATTTTTGAGCAGTGTCTCATCGGCCCAATGGGATCGGATTTCGGTACCGATCAGATTAACCAGCAATGCCGGGACCAGGAAAATCGCCATCAATAACAATGGTCTTCTCCCCAGGGTCCCTACCGGCTCGGCGATCAGAAGGCAGATGAATGCTCCCGAGGGTATCAGCGCCCGGTAGAGCATGATGGGTTGCCAGATAATACTGATCATGGCGGCCAGAGTTATAGGAACAAATGCCAGGATAACGGTTGGCAAGTTCAAGATCCGGTGGCGAAGGGACCAGATCACCACCCAGGTCACCACGCCATAAAAAACGGCGATATTGACCATTTCAGCTTTCAGCATCCCACTCAAAAAAACAGTGTATAACAGATCTCTCAGTATGCTCCAAAATGAGAAATAAAGGATCCAATAATTCCCATTGATCTCGTTCATTTGTTTGAATAGGACCAACAACCAGGGGATGAATGCCAACCCGGCAGCAGCCACGGCGATGGTTACCGGCCTCCAGGTGCGCCGGTCATAGACCATGGCAGCCAGCCAGATCGCCGCGGCATATAAAAGTCCATAGTTTTGTAGATAGAGCATGGTGGTGGTGGCCAGCGCCAGCCAGACCCACTGGCGGCGAAGGATGCATAACCAGGCAATCAGCACCAGCAAGGTCAGCAAGGCATACATGCGCCCTTCCTGGGCATAATAGATCTGCTCGGGAAGGAAGCAGAACAGGCCAAACGCTACCAACCGGATCCTGTCATTGGTAGTCATGATCTTCAGGATAAGCCACCAGACCCAAATGGTGGCGATGCTGGCCAACAAAGACGGGATCCGCACAATGGCCCAGGCGGGAATGCCTGGAATGTGAGCCAATGGCCAGCAGAGAAGATACCAGAGAGGAGGATGTACATCTCCGGCTGTGGCGGCAATGAGACGGTTGATGGGCAGGCGGGCCAGGAGGATGCTGAAATTTTCATCATACCAGGTGGGCATTGCCCAGATCGGGATGATGCGCAGGAGACCACCAATGACAGCGATTATGATTGGCCATTCAATATGACAAAGAATGTCCTTTTTGTCGCCCCGCTCAGCTGCGGTAAGAAAAGAGAATTTAGATTTTGAGATCATAGCCAATCATAAGTTGGAAGCAATTCGTACCCGAGTTTCTCTCGGTGAGTGTTTATCTCTCTGGTGAGACGAATATTTTCACAGATAAGCAATGCAATTGTCGCAGCAGATCCCTCTCTACCTCGCACATTCGCAAGGGAAATTGCCAACTTTTTAGCTTTGATCAAATCATCAGTAGTCAGTTCTGGACGTGTGAATATATCAGTCATCAGAAATCTCCTTTTAGGGTGGTCCGGATTTCTTCAAATAATTTGCGGCTAATAGCGCCAGGCTTCCCATTATTACTTTATTGCCACCCACTTCGATTGCAATCTCCAGGGAAGATTTACCTTCGTTCACAAGTTGGCTAACCATGTCAACCTTTTTAGAGAAGTATTTCAATAGGTATTTATAGGCTTTCTCTTCGATGATCATGGTGCCTCCACCAGGTAGACATTGATCTGAGCGGCTTGCAAATAGTTGATGGTATAAACCGGGTCCTGGTGATGGACCAGGTCATTCAGTTCAACCTGCTCATCTGGAGAGATCAATCCATCCTTTGGAATGATCACCCACGAACGGCCGGTAGCTCCGGTCGAAAAGTTTAGATCCGAGTGGTGCATGGATGGCACCTCGAGAAAAGGTTCATGGACAATATCAGTCCAGGTATGGGGAAGATCATCCAGGTAATAATCGATTGGTGTTCCTACCGTGGCTGTGGTGTAAACCAACACATCCCCAGTTCGCCATTGAGAGCGGATCTCATTCGCCACCTGGTCCAGGCGACCGCCTCGAGCGGAGGAATGCCACAGCACCAACCCGGCTATCAGCATTCCAGTCCAGGCAATGGCTGGGACAATGTTGATCCAGCGCCAATTCCCGAGTTCCCAACCCAACCAGAGGGCCATGGGAAACAAACCAGGCATCAAGGTCCGGTATAGGACCATGTTATTCTTGGTGATCAGGCTGAAGATGATCAATCCGAGATAGGGGATCAGACAGGCCAAAAGAGGGATGATCCTACCCCGTCTATCATCCACCCTGGAAAATAATAATAAAAGGATTGTGGCCAGAGCGATGAATGCGGCCAGTAAGAATGTCATGCCATATAGTTCTGGCCAGATGGCTGTAATGCTGGAATTGATTAACCAACTGATGGTCAAATGGGGTTGCCAGGGTTGCTGAATAATCCAGGTATTGAGCATATCAATAATGGCCGGGATCCAGACCAGAACCGATCCCAGGCCAACCAGGAAAATGCGGCGGACCTTCCATGGATATAAATATAAGGCTATGAGCAGCGCCGCAACAGCATAGACCGGGCCAATATTATGAGCATAAATAGTCAGACCACAGATGGCCAGCAATCCAAGCCAGTTGTGATCCAGAACAAACCAGAGCGCCGCCAGGAATAGGCAGGATAGCAGGCCATAGGAACGGGCGTCCTGGGCCATCCAGAGCAGGCCGGGCAGGAAGGCGGCCAGGCTGGAGGCGCAGATCTGCTGGCTGAGGGTGAAATTCAGGCGGCGCATGAGTTTCCAGACCAGCCACAAACTGACCAGTCCGGCAACCATGGAAGGCAACCGTAATAACCAGACCGAATGACTGATGGCCATCAGGGGGCGCAGGAGGATATCAAGGATGAGATTTCCAGAACCTCCATTTACATTCTGGAAAAGAGTCAGGAAGGGGATCTGGGTGCGATTGATCATAAAGACTTCATCATTCCAGA